GGGGGTTTTCCCCCTAGATTATTGAACGTTAGCGTACGATCTTACGCCTTATTTTTATTTCAGATGTGAATGATTTTCTGAGTCTATTCATGACTATTTATTAATTTGACATTCAGAGTGAATATTTTCTCCTATAATAATGATGTTTAATTTACTCAACCGCAATTATCAAAGAGGTTTCTATATGATTCCTCAGGTACTATTAAGTTTCCTCAAGTTTCGATAATTTGTTGTTTATTGAATGTACCTGTGTCAAACTTTTTGTTTTGCACCCAGTCTTTTACTTGCTAAGACTTTAAACTTTGCGAAGAGCACACCAGTGCTTTTGGCCTTTTGGCCGTTAGGATAATGTTTCTATGCCTATTAAAATATTATTTAGTTACACCCCAATTTTAATATAACTCCGATGATGAGGATAAACTAAATTTAAGAATACGGTTTTTATGTATTCCTATAAATATACATTACTTATGACGGTGCTTTATAGCACCTGATGGTCCTTTTGGACCACTTTCGTCATTTATTTGACAACATGTATACTTTCAAAATTTGAAGCCCAAAATGCTACAACCACTCACACGTCGCACACTTTAATGGCTCGTGATTAAAACCTCGAGTGTGTGAGTATGATAGTACAGGGTAAGATATGCTTGAATGTAAAAGTTATATGCTAAATACTGGACTCTAACTGCCGATAAGAGTTTACAGGAACATATATACTATACAGTCTTGGTAGAGGAGCTACGACTTCTACCTGTTACAGACAGCAAATGGTGTTCGGACTGCCATATCCGATCTATGGGCTGCCGTGGGTTAATACCCCACGTGGACGTCCCTTCGTTGATAATTCCTAATCAAAGTGCACACCCCAATAGCCTTCTTGGCAAACCCTTGGTAGGGTCACAACCACCTTGTTTTATTTATGAAACACCCGCCCCTTTGTGGGCACCGTTGTCGTTTTTCGACGACATCGAAGAAGACGATAAGTCTCTTGCGACTTTGTTCTCTACTACTGAGACGGAGTTTCTTATAGAGGCTTTGTTTGACATAGGAATTCGCGTGAATTTTGTCAAGAAGCGCAAGAAGCGCTCCTATGTTGGCACTCGTCGCCGTCTTGTCCAGAAGATGGCTCGCATCACCGAAGAGTTGGAATTTGAGGCCACTAGCGCCTCTTTTATTCCAGAGCTTAACCAATATTTTGACCAGTTCGAAGACATTGATTTGTATCGAATTTTTCAGTCTACTGCGCAAGCTTTACAAGACTCTGTTGATGCCCGAGCCTTAGGAATGCTAGAGTCAATTGCAGTAAACATAGGACTCTGGTTTGCTACATCTACCTGGAAAGGACGAATTCTCGTCTTCTACAATTTCCTCAAAGACATTCAGTCTGTTGTTCAGCGCGAATATTTAATCGCGTTAGTTACTAATTTGGTCTCTCGTGGACCTAGTTATGGACGCAACAAACATGCCGATGAGGCTGGCTTGCCCCAATGGATACCTACGTCATCCATGGGCGATGTAGCCAATTTATTGTCTCAAGCCGCCGATCACATTGATGGTGTTGTTAATAGCAGCTCCATGATTGCCTTGAATAAGGTTTTCGCAATGGCGATTGGTTTGCAAATGCTTGGACCTGAAGTCCCAGCTCATCTCATTACTCTTGGAATGACTTCCATGAAAGATGTGAACGAGTTTAACAAGATTTCTGGTCCTCAACGTACTGTACAGTTTCTTCGCAGTGTCGCAGTCTTAATTAAGACTATGACTGGAGAGATTGGAAAAGACGGTCATTATAACTGTCTTACAGATTACGATTGGCTAGCATGTGCTCAATGGCTTAAGGACCACGAAAAGTTGCGAGTTCAACCCGGCTCGCCCGATTTACCCGGTCATGTATGCGATCAGCTTTGGAGGGAGAACCTCAACCAAGCTGTGAAGCAGTACACCAAGGTGATTTCCAAGGACTTGGCTTTACGCCAGGTCATGGCATCACTTAACCGGGATATTATGGAGATGCATACAAAGGCTCGTTGCGCCGACTACGCGCACAAACCACAGCCTTTTAACATCGGACTTCGCAGTGGCCCTGGTGTTGGTAAGACAACCGTTATCGCTCCCACTTTAGCGCGCACCGCGCTTAAAGGGATGCAGGTTCGTCTCCAACACGAGGCACTTCCCAAATTTATCAAAAATTATTGCGTTTCCGTCAATGCGAGTGACAAGTTTATGTCTCCTTACAAAACCGAGAAGCACCTTGTTGTGTTCCTCGATGAGTTGGGATCTGCTCGCGCCGAGATGGATAATGATAATCAGATTATGCAAAACATTACCTCGCTTATCGGCGAGTCTGAATATTACATCAATCGCGCAGATATTTCTGATAAAGGTAAGGATCTTTACAAACCTTTTGTTAATGTTTTAATGACTAATCACTTGACCAATTTTGGTGTTGGTGATTATATTAACAACATTGACGCTTTTGCCCGTCGTATTCACGCGTACATTCGCGTTGACATTAAAGACGAATTTCGTTATGACATGGTCGATGGCAAGCGTCCAGAAGGTGTTGATCCTTGCAAATTACCTGATGATGGTGATCGTATGCAAGCGTGTACTTTCAGTGTTTACCGGTCGTCTTCGACAAATGTCGAGGGTAACTGTGTTTTATCTGAAGTAGACTTTGCCACGGCTAACGACTACATTCTTGAGCTTGCGCAGAAGCACAGCAGCAAGAAAGATATGCTCGGAACCACACACGATTATTTAGATCAAGCTTTTTGCCCTCATGGATATATGAACAAGAGTCGTTGTCCTGAGTGCAGTCAAGTTTCAGCATTTGTTCCCACTAGTGCAGTCGTCAATTTGACGCGCGCGTCTGATCATTACACTTATGTTCAGCGTATTGGCAACGTTTTGCTTGATCTTTATCCATTATTTTTCTTCTTATTGATGACTTTTTTCTGTTGGTTTTCTGGTTTCTTTACTGAATACCAGGGGCGACTTCACAAGTACTACAAGAAGCGTACCCGCATTGCTTTTCAAGCTTTGCAGGATGCGAAGACTGTTACGGAACGTGTTGAGGCCATTTTGGACCGATATGAAAAGGCTCGCAGGGAGCTACTTAACTTTAAAACATACGGCACGTATGCTGTTATTATGGCAGTTGTTGCTGGAGTTAGTTTTGCTTCTTACCAGTCCGTGAAGAAGCCGGCCAAAGTACAGGGTCCTCCTGTTATGGTTGGCACAGCTGATATTGCAGCCCTTCAAGGCGAGAAACCGAAAGGTGATATTCGCCCTAATGTTTGGGATGTTGATGATGGCTTTATTCAGCCTGGCAAGAAAGCTTGCTCGCCTCATGATACCGCTTTAAAGAGAGTTTCTAGGAACACTATCAAAGTTTCCATTCACAGTTCTGAAATCGAACAGATCTGCACTACCCACCTTACTGGTTTATGTGACCAGTACGCTGTGGGAGTTTGGCATTCATTGAAGTTGTTTCAGCACAAAGATGCTACTCTTAGCGTTTTACACTATAACACCTCGGAAGAGAAGACTACAGTGTCTAAGAAATTTACCATGAGAGGCGGCCCTCGTAATGTTGTTCGTATTGGTCCTGACTTGGCCATCGTTCGTTTGTCGGACGTTAGTGCCTTTAAGGACATTCGCGAGCACATTCCCGAGAAGGCACAATATACCGGATCAGGAGCAAATTTACGCTCCGGGTACAACACCTATATTCAAAATGGCGCTCCATATGCGAAGCGACAGATTGGCTTTCAGGGTATTAATCAACAGGTTACATATCCCGACGGCTTTGGCGGTACGGTTAGTCCGTTCTGCTTTGTAGGTGAGCACCCGGATGTCCATCATGGACATTGCGGAAGCTCATTGATGGCTAAATTCGGAGCCAATTTGCATTTATGCGGCATTAATGTCTGTGCGTCTTTCGCTTCAGGGCTTGCTGCCTTTCACGTTATTGACCAATGTATGGTCCGTGAAGGCATTCAGCAGCTCCAGAAGATGACGAAGATATACGTCGCTAAGAGTGCAGTTGGCTATGATGAATCGCCACAATTTGCAGCTACCATGAATGCAGTGCGTCAGCCTAATAGGCGTGATCATGCATATTGGTTGCCGCAGGATGAGCGTGGCACTTTAAGGAACTACGGATCTATTGAAGTGTCAGGAGTGAAGCGTACCAGCAGCGTTATTGAGTACCCACAGAAGGAGGAGCTTTTTGAGCAACTTCCTAGTGAGTATCATCATGACTTGATAAGACCCCGTTTTGATGGTCGAATTAAGGACGATGGCAATTACGTTTCTCCGGAGCGTAACGCTTTATCCGATTTGAAACAACAGGTTACTGGAGTCGATTCTGACATTTTAGAGTTAGCTGTCCAAGATTTTACGGACAAACTATGTACTATTAAGTCGTTTGAAGAGTCTGACAGGCTTTGGGATCTGGACACATGTATTAACGGTGTACCAGGGACTGAAGCCAAGCCCATGCCAAAATCTACCTCGGCTGGGTTTCCAGATGGCGGGAAGAAATACGAGCATTTAGTGCCCGACCCTGAATCTTCCAAGCCTGAGGGATGGAAGCTGACCCCTGAATTACAGCAGCAGTACGACGAAATGTTGGAACGCGCTTCAGACGGACAGCGTAACGGTATTGTTTTCAAAACTTGTCCCAAAGACGAGCCTCGCGCTCGGGAAAAGGTTGCTGAACGTAAGATCCGTTTATTCACTCTAGGCCCTATGTGCTTTTACCTACTTTGTAGGCAAGCATTTGGAGCTTGGATGACCATCTATACTAG